CGAAGTCAGACCAGTTCTGAATCAGAACTGATTTCAGCTTAGGAAAATTCAAGTTTCGGTAGTTATACTTACCTAGACTTGCAGATTCCTTACTTGTCAGCGTTGAAAAAAAGAACCCCTAAGGGAACTTCATCAACTCTGCCAGTAGTGGCCTGCGAGAGCCACATCCTGGTTAGATAACCTTCTATTCCATCCTTTGCCCTTTTGGGGCTAGGGATGGTAGAGCTTCCCACGATTGGGACGGCTTCGTCGAAGTTACAGACGAATCCACCGTCACCAAAACCGTCAGATATCCTAAACTGAAAAGCTTTTGGACACTGACGGAATAGGAAGTTCCAAGTAGACCGAAAACGGCCATCGCAACCCAAACCGCTAAGCCGCATAGCAGCATACCGGCGGAGAGCGTTAGCCACTCTAAATAACGAGAGTACATCGGCTACCTCCTCTTTGAGGAAGAAGGGTCTGACAAGTGTTCCCCTGAAATAATCTTTACCACAAGATTCCCGAAACGGGCCTTGAGTAAAGGTTTTATCAGGATTCGGAGTAAAGCCGCAATAAGATAAGACATCAAGAACCTCCTCGGTACATTGAGTAGGGACTATAATGTCATCACCGAACACGGCTAATTGGTCCGAATTAAGACCGTGGCGACGCAATATCGCCAAACTCAGAGCCCAAAATAATAAGGACTCGAGCTCAAAGGTGAATCCGTTTCCCATAGAAGAAAACTTATGGTAGCGGAACCACTTATTCTCAAAGCAACCCAATTTGCTACGGGTATTGTCTAAGAGAGTAAACCAATCAGCAGGCAAAAGTGCCCGAACAAGTTCAATAGAAACGGTATCACTAGCGGCTGATAAATCAATCGTCGAGTGAGACCCATCCCTTGAACCTATAAGAGCAAAATGTCTGTTGCGATCTTGACCATGGTCAAGATCAAGGCCAAACTTACGCATTCGACCCCGCATAACAGTTCCTATCCCCTTTTGGAGGAAGCAATTGATATGCGGTTCTACAGCGATAGGCCTATCGGTCTTTGCGTTCTTCGGAACAAAAGCTAGCTTGTTTCCATGTCTGCGGTCAATTGCAGTGGGGAGTAAAGATACTGGTAATGAAATACCCGTCTCTTCATCCCTAGCAGTCGTATGGAACGACGCCCATGGGTGCCACGCGTTCACCACGTGATGCACACCGCAAGCTATAAGGTCTGGCGTAGCTTCAAGCTTTGCTTGAAACTTGTTGTATACCGAAGTCTTGTTACCCTTACAGGATGACGAGACACCGGGCCCCCACCCACATGAGTCAATAATTCGACCCATATTGAGTGGCCCAAGAACATCCTTAACTATTTCTCTCACTTCGTGAAATACGGAGTGGAAGAGACCGTTCTCAATCGAGTCCGGGGTTAAGTGCATTCTTAGGATGCGACGATTTGTCAGACTACACTGTTCTTCTGAAGCCCAAAACTTCTCAATAGCCACTTTCTTACGATCGTAGCTAGTGTGAAGAAAAGGATACTTCTGAAGATAACAGGTAGCCTGATAATCATCAGCAAAGGACGACACGCAGTCGAAAGAAGAAGGATCAGGCATCTTAAGTTGCAAAAGCTGATCATGCTCACGGATTTCATCAGAACTATAATGATAGCCGGAAGCATGTCTTTCCATACCATAACGGTATAGAAGGCAAACAGCTAAGCTTCTAGGGGTGTCTAAATCTTCCATCAAACGACTCACCAGATCGGGAACTAAGTTCCTGATAGACGAAAGCTTGGCTTTCATCTTGGCTCCTTACAAGAGGTTAAGACACGCTAGTCACCAAACTAACGTGGACTGGATACATCCAAAAGATGCACCCGCCGAATCAATACGGCGGATCCAGGTCTTGAACAGCTTGTGAGACCACTGTGCTTGCCAACAGGTTCTTGACATAAGCGAGAATATCCTTCCGATCCTGCAAAGAACTTGCAGAGGGAAGAACAAACTCGATCGTGCCGAGACAACTGTAGGCAGCGACGGGATTCGGTTGAATACCCGTGCCTGTCGTGGGTGCCGTGACTGCCAACGTAGGGCGGACAATCTTCATCGTCACCTTCTGACCGCTATTGCCGTTAGAAGCGTAACGGGTGCCGATAGTAAGCACGTTGTACCCAGCGACGACTTGAGCACTACGGTCTTGATACATAACCAGATCCGGAGCAACACGAGCCGGACTGAAGGTATGTGCGACCGGAGTGGCCAAACCGTCATTGAGAACAACAGAGGTTACTGCAGACATGGTGAAACTCCACGGGTCTTAGACCCAAAGGTGTGAACCATCGAAGCAGGATGCTATCGACGGGAAAACGCTTGCTGAAGAAGCGACGCAGCGGAAGCCTGCCTAGAGGATGAATCGGAAAGTCCATTAATGATACGTAGAAGAGCCGTCGGTGCAGCTAGACCGCCCCAGACACTGCGACTATAATCAGTTTTAGTCTCAGTGAAGGAGCCGTTATAGACTTGACACTCGAAAACTCGTTTACGTTCAATAGAGGACCAACCGTTAACCCACTGCATGCCAGCCGTTGACGTGGTAGCTGCCAAATAATTTCCGACCGGTATAAACCAATCGACGACGAAACTATAAGGTAATAGCTCCCAAGCGAGAGATAAAGGATTTAATAATCCCAAACTCCCTAGTGTAGCTAAGTAACTGTTAGTTACGCGTAGTTTCCCACCCGCTTTAGCAGTTGCAGTCGATACACCTGAACCACGGTAAAAGTACGTTGGGCCATCCGTTTGATAGGTGGCTTGCTGTGCAATTACGTATGGTTTGCTGTCTGTAACTTTTGCACGAATACTAAAAGTCGTGCCAGAGGTTACAAACCCCTTATGCCAAGCCTGCACTAGCCCGTAGAGGTCAGAAATCAGCGGCTTCCAGCCGTATTGATATTCCAACCAACCATTGGCAAGTGTGTCAAGGCCACTCTTGTTTCGACCACCCATACGGGAAAGTCGAGAGAGAGAGGACTTGGTGCCTTCAGTGCCGAGCGTATGAAAAGCAGTAACAAAATTCTTGTTACGGATTTCATTCGCAGCACTAGCCAATCTTCTAGCGGTATTAACGAAACTCTCTAACGTTTTATGGCCTTCGCCAAAGAACGTTGCGAGATTAACGTCACCGCCTTGAAGAGAAGCAAGTGCTTTGTTACGAGCCGTACCCTCATTAATAGAGAGTAAGGCAGGAACATTATCGACATTGATTGCAGCGAGGCCAGAAGGGTCGCCCTTTATGTCGTAATAACGGACACCACTACCTGTTTTGCCAGGAAGTCGCATAACTACCTCATTGATATGCTGCGTATGACGAGAAACATTATACGCATGAGGTACCAACGGCTTCGGACATGGGCCGGTCAAGTCGAGATTAACAGTTTTAGTGTTAAGCTCACCATCACCGTTCCAGTCGAGTGTAGAGACAACACCTGAAGAAGATGTTGTGACTACACGACAGATAGAGGTCATACACAGACTCCCATAAAGAAGTAAACAATCACTCCTTCATAAAGGAGTCTGGATGTTGCAGCACCGGGAAAATGGTGAAATACCCATCTACCAAGTAGTCTACCCAACGGTAGACAGAGACCCTCAACGGTTCCGAGAAGGCGGCGCATATAGGATTTCATGGATTTGACGTCGCAATGACGCTAGATCATGAACTTCCATTTTGGTCATGTCGATCTCAACGAACGGATTTACACCCGTACGTTCAGTCAGCAAGTCCAACATAGAAGAAATCTGAGCCAAAAGAAGTTTTCTTTGGGTATCAGTATCCATAATAGCCTCCTTAACGGAATTGGAGAG